GATCAATGCTTTCTTTGATTTCGGTAACTTCTGCGCCTTGTGTTTTAAGTGCGGAAACCTCGCTCATTACTTGCAATAATTCTTCTTTAGTAACTTGGTTGGCTTTCATAGCTTCAACCTTTGCAGTCACTTCTTTGATTAATTCTTCCATTTAGTTAAAATTTGTTTAATAGTTCTTTTAATAATTTTTCTTCAATTTCGTGAGTGATTTCAATAATCGGCTCTTCTTTTTCAGGTGATTCCTCGGCCTGTTTATTGTTTAAGGTTGGAGTTGCTGAATTGCTTCCCATCACAACCGCACTACCTTCTATAATTTTTGCTTCTGTTACTGCCCAAAAATATCCTTTTTCATCGGCTAATTCTTTATTTGCAATAAGTGAATAATATTTATCCCAAACTGCCTTTTCTTCTTTATCCCATTCTGCACTTGAATTTACTGCCAATTGTAAAGAAACGTATCTCATACCAACAGAATGATTTTTAACCCATCCATTAGCGTACTGATTAAGCATAAATTCGTTACGTTTTTTATCAATTGAACTATCAAAAATTAACGCTTCTGTTTTTCCTAAATAAGGCAATCCGAGTTGTTTCCAAGTCATAGATTGAACACTACCCTTTGCCGTATCGGTAATTACTTTGTCGAACTCTCTTTCATGTTCCTGTAAATGCAAAAAAGAGACATTGTCCTTTACTGATTTATTCCAAATTCCATTAATGTGAACGTCTCCGTGACTGTCTAAAAAGTTAGTAGTATTTATAACTACTTTTACATTTAAAACGTCAGGATTGTTGTTTTCGTTATTTTCCTCTTTAATTACTTCGCCAATAACCGTATCACTATATCCAAATGAAACTGCATCAGCTTGTTTGGTAATAGACTTTTTCAAAGAAATCAATTCTTTTTTATTATCTTTTAACGCTTTGAAAAGTTCTTCTTGTGTAGAAAATTCTTTATTTGGAAACTCTAATACTTTTATCATTTTTTGATAATTTTAGGCATTTGTTTTTCTTTGTCTGATTTTAATTTTTCTATTTCTTCTTTTGTAAGCTCTGTTTTCATAATCCAAGTATTAATTTAAAATCATTACTCAATCGTTTTTGTTCTTCTGGCGTTTCATAAATTAAAGTACCTTGATATGCAGCCAATGTTTCAATCTTAGCCTTCATTACCAATTGCATAACTGGCAAATGATTGTATGTAGCTTGTAAAGACTCGTTTTTATCAATTAACCCTAACGAACTGGCAAAACTGTTCATTGTATTATTAGCGTCTGTTTGTATTGAATTTTGAACGTAATCTAACGTCGCTTTTTCTTTATTTTCATAAGTACTTGAGCCGTTAGAAAAATAATTGATAATATCTTTATTCATTTCAAAAGCATTTAAACACGTCAAAGCATCATTTGAAAATTGCTCGTCTAAATATAATCGCTTCATGTCACTAACTAAGTGCTGTGCCTTTATATTTGCATTTGTAATCAACAATGATTTTTTTGCAATTTTAGAGAATATATCTTTACGGTCACCGTCTTGTATTTGAGCTTCATTTCCGTCTCCTTGACTTGCCATAAGATACTTTTGGCTCATCTTTAAATTCACATTCTTAGAAAGTAAATTCTCTTCGATGTTTTCAATTGTTTTTGAAATACCCTTTAAGCGCGAAGGCGAACTCATTAAAGAATTCAAAGTCAAACCATTTGCTAAATCATAAGTTGGAATTATATCTTTTAATTTGATTTCAAAAGTTTGACCGTCTAATTTATAGATAATTTTCTTGTCTCCATAAGCTTTTAATTCCGCTTTTGTGTAGATAAATGATTTTACTTTTTCAGTATTGTTTAAATCTATTTCAGAAGGAATAAGATTGAATATTGCTTTTGTGGAATTTAAATCATCGACTTTGTATGTATAATTTGTTCCAGCCGCACTTAAAAACCACATTTGCTGAAAGAAAAAGTCTTCTTGTGATTGAAAATAATTAGGCTGTTTGAATAGTTTAATTATCTCGCTGTTTTCAATTGGTTTACCCGCACTGTTCAAATGAGTAATTTTCATTTGAGAATATATTTTTGAACGCAAAGCAATTATAGCAATTAATATTGGGTTCGTCAAAGATAATTCCAAATACTTATTGGAATTTGCAAATCCATCTTGATCTAAAAAAGAATAGGTAAAAGTGCCAGTGCGGTCTCTCTCCACAGTAACACTTTTACCCCATAATCCAAATAATCCCATATAATCGATGTTTCACAACATTAATAATTAAAGCAAATATAGTAAATATTATTTAACTTAAACGAAAAACTTTAACAAACCAAGAAATAACGTATTTTGCAGCATCGAGAGAGTGATCATCTCCGTTTTCCTCCGGCACATCCATCTGTATTCCTTGCCATATTTTCCAAGAATATGATTCGTATTCTAATTCGATGTTCAAAGATTCTTTTGTATAATGAATTTTGCTTTTTTGCATTGTTTCGATTCCTGCTGCAATAGATCCGCTACCCTTTTTTGCGCCTATCACATTGTAGCCTGAATTTTTAAGTTTACGTGATTCCTCTTTGTTTAGTTCATTTCCACTATCACAAATTATTTGCACGTGTTTTGGTATTCCTAAACGTTCAAACTCATCTGATAAACTGCCTTTAATATCGTTTAACGGTTTATAAAGACGCTCTTTAAAGAAATAGTTTTCATCGCCATCAAACTTCATTTCCACAAGCGCGGTTGGTGCACTTAATCCAAAGTCAAGTCCGTAATATGATTGATACGGTAGCTTTTCAAAGTCTGCATTTGATAACGTTTTCCATCCTTTAAATATTCGGTTTGGTTTTTCTGATTTCAAACCACGCCCAAAAACAAGCCAATGATATAAAGACGCACTATTTATTGATTCATTGTAAATACATCGCTTAATCTCGTTTATTTGTTTTTTAGTGAACTCTTTTTCATTTATATCAACATCATAGTTTTTGCATTCTGGAATAGTTAAAATTCCATTTAAAACTACGTCGCATTGCTCAACCGGTTGATAAGATTGTATTTGTATTTTTGATTCAATAGGACAAAATGGGTTGTCTTCAAATGTAGAAAATAAAGTAATTGTATTTTCTTTACGTTTTTCCTCATTTACCCAATGTGTTTGTTTTGGATTCCAATCGAATAAAATATATTTTGAAGTCCTTTGGGATAATTGTTTATAAACTTCATGAGAAAATTTATATGGTTCATTTATCCAACAAATATCCTGAGTCATACCCATTGCATCATCTTCATCGTCTAATCCAGTAAATCGAATAAAAGAATTGTTATGTAAAAAAGTCCATGTATGATTAGTTTTATTCCTTAAAAAGTATTTTAAAAGACTTTCTTTTTTTAAGTAAGCATCAAACTCAACGACTGTTATTTTTTTATTCTCTAATTCTTTTTTTCTACCCATTGGATCAGAAAGCCACTTAACCCAGTCAATCTCTACAATTTCACGGCAAGACTTTTGGGTATCTCTTAAGATTGTGCATGTGGTTAATGGATTTTCAAATAAATCAAGGAATAAATTTTGGAAGTTGCTCCATGTCTTAGAACTTCTAGAGCTTCCTTCTTCGACTATTAACTTATAATTTCCAGATTGTGAAGCTGTCCAAATATCTTTAAATACTTTTGTGGCTAAAAAATCTATTGAATTACTCGTCATCGTTATTTTCGATTATACGAACGTTTATTGATGATGGTTGTTGTATTGAAATATCGCCTGTAAGCTCTGTTTTTGTATTGTCTGATAAGTTGTTTAATCTTTGCGTAATTGATGGATTATACACCCCTAAAAGTCCGCCTGTGATTTGATTCGAACGTATTTCTTTTTTTATATGCGAACAGATAGGATAAAAGTCGTTGTAATAATCATCTTTGTTTTTAAAATAATTTTCAACACACCCATAATTATTATAACAAAATACTTCGAAAACCTCCATTGTACAAGGGAGTTTCATTTCGTCTGTCATTCTTTGTCCTTCTTTTCCAACATACTGAACCTTTAACCATTCAGAGGCCTGAACTATTAAATCATCTTTGTATAGTTTCCATGCTAATTCTAATTCATCTGGTGACTTGAATATCCTTGTCGGGTGTATGTTTCCATTTTTTGCCATACCCCAAATTTACAAAATTAATTCAAACTAACATCAACTTCATTCATATTTTCATCATACTCACATATTTTTTCACCAATTACGCTTAAAAATGGATATTTAGTGCTGCAAATTTCTTCGGCTTCATTCCAATTATTTGCTATGATATTCTGTCCAATGAATTGTTTTAATAAGCCATCTGTATTATCGATGGCTTGTAGGGTTGTGATGTATGTTTTCATATTATAACAAAGCTT